TTCATGTGATTTAGTACATCTATCCTTCACACTTTCGGGCATTGGATTAGGTTTATGCCATATAATATCTTGCCTTAAATACCATCCATCTGCTCTTAATGCAAATGCTAACATCCAAGGGATTCCAATTAAATCTTTTTCTTTATAACCTTTTAATTTATTACCTCTTCTTGAACATAGCTGTGGCAAGTCTTGATCGTTTTTTGAAACAGATTGTTTAACTAATGCTTGACCTTTTCCAGGTCTATAATTATAGTAACTATCACCCATATTCACCCATAAAGTTCCATCATCAGTCAAAGTTTCTCTTACAACTCTGAATATTTCAACCAATGTTTGAATATATTCTTCTGGGCTATTTTCATGTCCTATTTGATCTTTTTCATCACCATAGTTTCTTAAGCCATAATATGGTGGGGATGTTACACACATCCTACACTTTTCAGTAATTTTAGGTAATGTCGATCTGCAATCACCAAAGTAAGTAATATCTTTCATCCGAATGTGTTTGTGTTATAGTATTTTCTGACAGGTTTGTAAGAAATTTTCTTTTTAGTAACTGTCAGATATATTTTTAGTAATGTTTCTGAACTCATTTTGTAACACTAATAGCAGGCTGACCTAGATTGAATACAGTATCAATAACTGATTCAACTTTACGAGATGTAGATATACCTACTTTATCATAAACTGGCACACAAATCAACCCATAAGTTTTTGATTCACTACCTTTTCTTATTACTCTACCAATAGTTTGACTAATACCAATGTAATCCATATTTCTTAGAAACAATGCTGCTTCTAATCCTCTTACGTTAATACCTTCAGATAGAATACTGTGATGCAATACTACAAATCTCTTACCATCTTCTTTACCCCACTCATTGAGAGTATTAAAGAATGATTCACGATTTACTTTCTTACCATTAACAATAGCTCCAGTCTTTGATGTAATATACATCCAGTTATATCCACGAGTTTGTAACTCATAGGCAAAGTCAGATTGAGATACTAAATTAACAATCTGTTTGGTGGATCTTGCACAAATAAGTATCTTATCAACATCAATATCATCAATAGTTGATAATATATTATCACAATCATGCTCATGCTTGAATCTACTATCATCAATAACATCTATCTTTTTAATATTAACTTTAGGTGGTAATATATGTCCTTTCTTTACTAACTCAGGGGCTGGAACATTAACTAATACTTTACCATAAATGTCCTCATCATTCATACCAATTTTAAAAGGGTTTCTTGAATGTTTTGGTGTAGCAGTAAAGAAATAGCAACGGCTAGCATACATTGAAAAATACTCTGTTGCTTCAACAAAGTTTTTCTGAACACTATTATGTGCTTCATCAAAATATATTGTATCCACATGAATATAACTTTCCTGTATTCTGTGAAGTGAATGATATGTAGTAAAGATAATTTTGTCACCTCTAGTATATTTGTTCCACATGCAAATATCACTTGCTTTTGTGCTACTGTAATGATGTGTCTCTCCTGAGTGAACGTGCATAACAGATACATTATCAAGTATCTCTAAAAACTCATTTGATAATTGATTAGCTAATAATATGCGAGGTGCAACTACAACAATAGTTCCATCAACTCTCTTTGCATCCTCAATCATGCACATTGTTTTACCACCACCAGTGGGCACAATGATTTGACCTTTACTATTCTTATGTAATATATCAATCACATCTTGCTGATGCTCACGAAGTTGAATCATAAATTAATCACCTCTTGGTACATTATAACATAAATGGCATCAAAACGCCATCATAGACGCTCCTAGCGTCCATATAATACGGACACTTTAAGGGGCCGCATTACATACCTTTTGGTCTATAATATTCTGCTGGTTTGTTTATTCCTTTTGATAGGTGTCTTGATAACTTCCTACCCTGCCTAATTATTGCTCTCCTCTCATCTCTAGTATATCCACTAGCCTTTGCTGGTTTATAATTAGGGTCAACAGTTTTCTTTGCTTTCTTTGCTAACAATTGTGATGCTGTTTTAGTCTTAACACCTGCCTTTGCGGCTCTTCTCTCCTTTGCTGCCTTGCGTTGTGCCTCTCTAGGAGATAAGGCAGCACTACCTCTTGCTTGTGTTGGTTGCTGTTCTCTTTCAGATCTCTTTCTCTGTTTACCTATATCTGATCTATCTTTATATGTTTTAGCTGGAACCATTTTACCACCACCAGCTGCTTTCATTCTTCTCTTCTCTGGTTCACTTATTTTTCTGGATGCACGAATTCTCCCACCTTCACCACCCTGACGAGTGGCAGATGAGAGGTCTTTATCGTACACTTCAGTAATAAATTGCTGAAAAGATTTCATTTATAAAATTATTTCCTATATGTTATTTAGATGATCCAGGCTTGTGTACCAAATCATTATCATACCATTCCTTTACTTGAGATCTCCTTAAAGTAAGTAAAGTGTTATATCTGAGATCTTGCTCTGATGATAAGTTAAAATTCTGTTTTCTCCATGTTTCTTTCAATTCAAGGAGTTCTCTTAGTACAGTTGATGAGTTCATTTTAAAAATCCATTGTTGAGTTTAATAATTTATTGAAAGATTGTGAATCGTCTTCGTCTTTCAATTCTGGTAGATCAAAGATCTCTCCTTGAGAGTCTTGAATCTCTAATAACAAATCGTTCATAATAATTTCAATTTCATTAGATGGACACTTTAGAGGGCCACTTATTGTGCATCTTCGTACCTATATTCCTGAGAATGATATAAATCATAACTTGAGTGAGTTTTTATATACTCTTCATAGTCTATATTATCACGATCCACACTATCTTTTGCATGTTTACGACTTTTAACATATTTTAATTCATGCCAAGCCTGTTCATAGCACAATAGTAATGTGTGTATCATTTTATGAGGATCATTTCTTTTTGTATATTGGCAATGAGGTTTTGGTTTAACACCAATTTCTATGGTTATGTATCTTGGGTTATGTGGGAATCCTTTTTTTGGTTCCTCCCTTTCACCCCTGAAATAAACCCACCCCTCATGTTTTCCATATTTACCTTGATCCCAAATGACATAATCATCTACCTCAGGCTCATACATTGTTTATATAAACTCCGCAAGGTAGTAGTCAACAGTAATCTCTAATTTTGCAGCTTCTTTTTCACAATTTTCGATGAACTCTTCAATCATTTCATCAGTTTTGTTGATGAAGTGCTTTTCATTTTGCATTAGAATCCTCCTTACATGTGCAGATTTGTTTGAACTCTTCCAATCTATCTATTAACCTTAGATAGACCTTCTCATCACTAGGGTCTAAAGTAGGGTAACTTTTCAATGCTTTGAGAGCTACTTCTATCTCAGATTTAACTAAGTCAACTAACATTTATAAAAAGAATAAAAAAGCTAGCGGATGTTAGTTCTTTCTTCGGTTGCGATCCGAGAGGCACATCCATCTCCTCGTGTATTAGTGTGGTGTGGGA